GTTACAAATGCAGTCAACGACGTGCTTGCTCCATTTGCAGCAGTTGGCAAAGTAGTGCTATTTGGAGCGCCGGTTCCGCCAGCACCAATTACTATAGAATACGAAGAGGCTGATAGTAAGGTAATAGATGAATCAATAACTCCACCAGCTCCACCACCGCTGCCAGAAGCACTTGCAGCAGACGCACCACCACCACCACCGCCTGCAACCAACAAAATCTCTGCAGAATAGCTTCCTGCTACCGGAACAGAAGAAAGTGAAGTTATTCTGCCCTTAGCGTCAATGCTAAGCACTGGAATGTCGTATGCGCTGCCCACGTTAGACTGAGCGGTCGTAATTGCGGCTAGCGTTGCAGCGGCGGCTCCAGGCCCTGTTGCCGTAACATCTCCAGTCAGGCTGCTAATGGCCGTTGTGGTGCCTGCTGAAATAGCGGCAGTAGTTAAACTTGTTACGCGACCCTTTGCATCAACACTAAGAACCGGCACAACACTGGAAGATCCAACATTCGATTGTGCTGTCGTGATGGCTGCCAGTGTCGGAATCGGATAACTGCCAGTAAGATCACCACCCGCCGTTGCTGTTGCTCCCAACGCTCCCACTTGAGCGGCAGTCGGGAACACATGCTGATGGTCTGCTCTGGCAGCAAAAGCAGATGTTCCGATAACAGCAGCAGTGGCAAGCGCCGCTGGCGCAGCAGTGGCAAGCCCAGCTATCTGAGATGTCGTCAGCGCACCAATTTGTGCCGCCGTTGGAAAAACATGTTGATGATCGGCACGAGCAGCAAAAGTGCTGATACCCACAACTGCCGCAGTAGCTAAAGCTGCTGGTGCCGTGGTCGCCATCCCAGCAAATTGAGACGTGGTTAACGCACCAATCTGCGCTGCCGTTGGGAAAACGTGCTGATGATCAGCCCTGGCTGCAAATTGAGAAATGCCAGCAACTCCGGTCATTCCAAGCGAAAACGGGGCTGTTGTAGCAAGGCCGGCAATCTGCTGTGTGGTTAAAGCAGGATTTATGGTCGTGGCCAGAGAAATTACACGCCCCTTTTCGTCCGTGCTCAACACAGGAATCTGCATTCCTGATCCAACATTACTCTGGGCAGTTGTGATTGCGGCTAGCGTTGGAATCGGGAAAGACCCGGTCAAGTCTCCTCCAGCCGTTGCAGTCGCACCCAGCGCACCAATTTCGGCAGCAGTAGGAAATATATGCTGGTGGTCGGCGCGGGCAGCTTCTTCAGAAAGCCCAACAACTGGAGCAGTTGCAAGTGCTGCCGGGGCAGAAGTGGTTAGGGTGGAAATTGCCACCGTTGTCAATTCGGTGACTTGGCCTTGAGCATTGATCGAAATGACCGGGATTTCAGATGCACTGCCCACGTTGCTTTGAGCGGTGGTAATCGAGGCAATGCTAATCGTGCCAGCAACCGTAATCGTGCCACCAGAAAGCCCTGTTCCAGCGGAAACGCTTTTTACCGTGCCACCTTCAAGGCTTGCGATGCCAACGGTTGAAATCGAGGTAACGCGCCCCTTAGCGTCGATATTAAGAACCGGGATAGACGAACTACTACCCACGTTAGACTGAGCCGTCGTGATAGCCGCCAAAGAAGCTGACACAGAACCTGGGCCGGCGGCAATGACGTCACCAGTAAGCTCTGTGATTGCAAGAGTGGACGCAGCAACATTGACACCAGTCAGACTGGTTACCCGCCCCTTTGCGTCAATCGTGACAACCGGAATCTGGGTGGACGTGCCAAAAGACTGAGGGGTCGTAATAGTTGCAAGAGACGGATTCGGGTAACTTCCAGAAAGATCTCCTGTAGCCGCATCGCCAATCCCTACCGCACCAATTTCAGCGGGAGTCGGGCGAATGTGCTGATGGTCCGCACGAGATGCGCTCGTGGATACCCCGGCAAACGCGGTTACCGACAGAGGAGCTGGAGCATTCGTGGAGAGACCAGCAATCTGGTTGGTGGTTAGAGCGGGGTTGGCCGTAGTGGCAAGCGTAACAACACGACCTTTAGCATCAACCGACAGCACCGGGATAGCCGATCCAGATCCCACGTTCACCTGAGTCGTGGTGATCGAGGCTAGAGTTGGGTTCGGATAAGTCCCAGTCAGGTCGCCACCAGCAGCACCGGCAGGGTTGCGAAGGATGAGCCCGGTTACCTTTTTAGTTGCACCACCTTGAACGATGGGAACGATCTCCGTTCCGTCAACGGATGTTGCTGCTGGTAGTTGAGAGATTTTGTCGCCCATGATTAACCTGTTATTAAATTGTCGCCAGCTTCAGTGGTTAAAGAAAACCCAGCTTCAGTCGTTATAAAGTCAACCGCTGCTCCTGTTGGAACTGTTTTCTTAAACCTGAAAGTCTGAGCATTACCAGAAACCTGAATCCGAGCAAAGTTTTTATTGTAAGCCTTTGCAGGGTCTTGGTTCCTTTTTCTTATAAACTTGGTAACCATGTTAATATGTATATACCATGTTCATTTTTCGCACTTGACCCTGCTGCCTGATCAGCACGTCAATCTGCTGCTGTACTGCAAACTCAGCCATCCCTTCAAGCGAATCAGCCTCGGTTGCGCGACCTTCCGAGCGCAGGAAGTCGGCAGACACAGAGTTTACCAAGTAGCTCTTAAACCGGAACGGAAGCTCAACCATCCTCCAAGAAAAGCTAGGATTAGCCGGCAGCACGCCGATTGCAGCATTGCTGTAAGTGTTCCAGAAGTTGCCGGCTACAGGTAGGTTCTTGCTGGGCGGATTGTACGCTGAACTGGCCTGACTTGGGTCATAGTACACCTGAGAGCCAGCAGTGTACGCCAAGGTCGGGTCGTACCTCGTGCCAAACAGAAACGGAGCCACAGCACGCAACAGAACAAACTTGGAGTCAAAGTTCTCAAACCTTAACACAAACAAATCTTGGCTGAATACCTGTGTGGACACGGTTGTGTTCACATCAAGGTTTGGCATGTTCTCGACCACATACGACTCGTCCTTGACACGAGACGTTTTCCGCGGATCACCAGTCCAGCAGCCGATAGCCTGCCCAGCAACCAGTGCAATGGGCTGCGGGTTGTTGACAAACTCAAGTGTCGATCCGCTGATGTTTGTCCACTGAGGAGTGCCCCACGGCATCTGAATGGTGATGCTTGTGATGTAGGGATCAGTGGTTGCGTCCCCAACCGTGTAGGTGAAATTGTACTGAGAAGCCGCGGCAGAAGCCAGCGTGCCGTCTTCCTTCAGAATCCAGAACGGATTGATGATGTTGACGTTTGACTCACCAATCTTGTTCTGCTGCCACGCTTCATCCGAGAAGTCCCGCAAGTAAATGCGCGGATAGTTAGGGTCAAGCGTGATGACCACAGGAATGGTATCCTCTTCGTTCTGAACGTACAGTGTGTCTCCGTCTTCTTGTAAAAGCTCGTTGCCGGCTTCTGTAAGAATAGGAATAGGGTCCGTGACCACATTGCTAATCAACGTGCCAGGCCAGAGCTGTACGACCTGTTGAATATCGGGCCAGTCTTCCCGATCCCAGATCATGCTTAACCGACGATTCGTAAAATCGCGGATAGCAGCAAACGATTTATCATTCAGCGTGTTTCGGTCAAGCCCGATAAGCTGGCAGGTCTCGGCCAAAAGCGCGCTAAATGGTACTGTCTTCATTTGCTAGGCGTCCATCCTACACTAATCTCTTTGACGCCGCCACTATTTACACGGCACTCCGGGTTGTCACGCAAAAACTCATCCATGAATGCTTTGCTGTCCCAGCATCCATATCCGAGTTTCTGGCCCCAAAAGTGATAAGCCGTCAGCGGAATAGTGGCTATCTTTTGCCCAAGTCCTTCAACGGACCTGTGGCGCATTTTGTTGAACTTGGCGTTCTGTTTTGCCTCGATCCTTGCCTGAGCTTTGTTTCGCTCCCAACCAAGGCGCAGTTCCTTTTCCAATTCACCAACAAGATGTTCAGGTACGTTAATCATACTTTGGCCATGAAATGTGTTCCCGGCGCAGGAATCTGCGGAAGCCTTCCCTGTGCGTCATAAATGCCGCTATTAGGGTTGATCTTGCTTGGTGGCATAGCTGACCCATTTGTGCCTTCTGGACCGCTGCTAGCTGGTTTTCTTGTCGCCAACACGAGCAGGTCAGCAGGTGCTGACAACCCGGTGTACCTCTGAATCAGTTGTGGAATGATTGGAACTGGAAGTACTGTCATAAAAGAGTGCCGTCTCTCCGGCTGTCACACCACTGCGGCGACCGAGCATCCCCGGTCCGTGCGCGACGGCATGGAGCCACCGGCAGGTGTCGCAAATGTGCCCAAGGCTCGCAGCTTGCTTCCTCTTAAAACAAGGCTGCTACAAATCCTTCGCTTGCACAAAATTGTCCCCGTCTCTCCGAGGTGTCACACCACTTTTGGTCGAACAAGGTCAGACCACGCAGGTGTCGCGGAGGAAACTACTAAGCAGCGTTGTAGTCGAACTTGCCGAGGCCCAGCGGGTTACCCACAACCAGACCAGCAACTGCTTCGACCAAACGGCCAGGTCCACCACCGTTGTCGGTGAGCGGAGTGACCTGCGCCACGTTGCCACCATAACGGACTTCAATGAGGTTCATGTCAAGGACAAGACCCTTGAAAGGCGTCGGGGTCCAGGTGAGCGGAGAGCCACCAACGGTCCCGATGAAGGTCGTCGGATGGAGGCGCACCGTGCCGAAGTCACCCTGGAACACATCCAAAGACTGGATGTAGGTGTCAGCAGCAGCGTCACGCTGGAAGGTCTGCACCTTCGTAGCGCCCGCGCCAGTGATACCTGCACCGGTCGTGGTGGTCAAGCTGGTCGTCCCAAGCAGGCTCGTGAAAGCACGCTTCAGGTCGGTTCCAACGATGCAATCAAACGAGGTGTAATGCCCGGTCTGATCGAAGATTGACTTGAGCAAGCCCTGCACCGCGGCGTCCGTCAAGGAAGTTCCCAGCGCAGTCCCGCTGCCAACGATCGAGGTCGTGGGAGTGCGGAAAATGGAGGGAATGTCGCCGGGGGTCGGCGTGCCAGTGCCAGCGTTGCTGATCCAGGTCTGAGCCCCAGCCGTGCGGTAGGGAGTCGTCTGGTTGCCAGTATCAAGCTGGGAGACCTGATTGGAGGTGAAGGTCACTTCCATGTCACGCTTGATGCCGGTGATGGCCTTGGCCACGTTGTCAGCCAGCTCGTCACGCACGCCAGCCACGTCAGCGATGTCCTGCGTCAGCTTGGACACACGGACTGCGCGGCGGAAGATCTGCGCGTAGTTGGCCAACTCAGAACGGTAGCCGACAACATAGTTGTCAACGCCGGTCGTGAGATTGACGTCCAAGCCGTCCGGGGTACCACCAACCTGAGGGGTCGGAAGGCTGTCAGACTGCCAGCGGAAGTACATGTTGCCGGGCTTGGAGCCCTTCTTGGCCATAGACGTGAACGGCGTGTCCTTGGCGTCAACCAAGGCGATCATGTCCATGAGGTCTTCGCGCTTACCGCGTCCAGAGAGATTAGGTTCAAGTAGAGTTGCCATAAAGGTATATGAGTTTCTGCGATTTACTGCGTGAACTAAACGAAGTTCATTGCTTTGACTAGGTCAGTTAACCCATCACGACTGCCACCAGTCTTTGCAAACTGGGTTTTAGCTTTTGACGTATCAGCGTTAGAAGCCTGCATAGGCGGAGCTTTTGTCACACCTGGCTGCGCTGGAGCCCGCTTGATTGGCTGTTGCGGTGCTTTTGACTTAGCCTTCATATCGGCATAAGTCTTGGCTCCGAGAACTACCAATCCAGTAAGATGCTTCCAGTCTGGCCGACGACGCACCTCGGGAAAGTCCTTGAGGATCTGTTGAGCAACCTGGTACTCCTCAGACTCACGCTTATTCCACCAAGGAAAGTCGGTTGTCGCCTGTGCGTCTGCCTGTGCCTGCTGTTGCAGGTAGTTTAGACGTGCAGGAAGCTCAACCTCCTTGCGTTTGAGTGCTGTGCGCTTCATGGCGCGAACTTCCTTGTCTGAAAGCTCGTGTTCCGTGCCATCAGGCAACGTAATCACGCCTCCATCCAAGTTATCCTCGCACCACAACAACACCTCAATGGCTTTATCGTATTCACCTTTTACCTGATCAATGGTATCAAGTTTTTGGACAAACTCACTTGGGTCTTGTTGTTTAACAGGTGCTGAAGTCTTTGCGGACTCCAATTCCTGTTGAAGCTGCGCCAACTGCGCTTTCTGTGCTTCTAATTCTGATTGGGCAGCCTTTTTCGCAGCAATCAACTTATTGATGCGCTTCTGGACGCCCTTTGTCAAAGAACTGCTGTCGTGTTGGTCGGAATCTTCTTCAGTAAGCTGATCGTCCTCGCCAGAGGAATCCACCACTTCTTCAGGTTCCTGCTCCTGTGTGGCCGGAGTAGCCTCCTCCTCGTTAAGGAAGCTGGATTTAAGTAGGTCACTAAGACCTCTTTCATCCATTAAACCGAGTTTTTCAGCAACGGGATTTACTGCTGCCTCCTGACTCCCGGCGTCAGGCTGTGATCCAATTTCTTGTTCGTTCATGCGGTTAAGGTCGCAAGTGCCTTTAATTACAAACCAGTAACGCTGGTAGGCCCGTTATTAGCGTTATGCCAAATCTTTTTCTTCAGTCAAGCCGTTAAGTTTTAATGCTTCTGATCTTAATGTTAAAAGTGTCGAGTAAACCAAGTTTACACCATCAGCCTGCCCACAGGCGTGCACACGATCCTCGCCCTTGACGTTATTGCTAATAGCGTGCATCCACATGGTTTCCTGCATCTGTTGGATCGTCTCGATGATCTGATCCCACATGTGGTTCTTCCCCGAGAACCCGTAAGCTGCGCGTTCGCTTTGTGTCATTGCCCAGGTTGCTGCTGCACTGGCGTCACTCCAAGCCTGCCAATCTGAGCGTTCTGCTGCTGCATAACACTCATCTGAAGGTTCTTGATGTAGTTCTGAAAGAGTTGCTGGAAGTTCGGGTCACTCTGGAGAGCAGCCTGCGCCTTCGGATTGTTCTGCATCACCTGCTGAGTAAACTGCATCTTGGTCTGTGCCGCAGGATCGTTCTCCTGATACAGCACCTCGTTACCCAACAGCATCATTCCGATGTCACTCTGGACGTCCTTGAACATCTTCTGGGAAGCCTGTTCCTGATTCATAATCAGTTCGGTCGCCATCTCCGGGGCGATCGCCTGAATCAGCATCTCGGTAATCCGGTTAGCGTTTAGTACACCACCCGTGTCCATCTGCTTGATCTTGGTCAGGAAATCCACCTTCTGAGCGATGTACTCCTTGTCAAGGTTCATCACGTCAAAGCGGACGTTGATGTCAAACTCGTTGTGTATTTCCGACAGATTCTGCGGGAGCTGCCCGCCAGTAATGCGGAAGATCTCCTCTGTTGGCATGTACTGGCAGCACAGGGAGAACATCTGACGGAACACAGAACGCCAGGACAGAAGCCACGAGTTAACCAGAGCCTGCTGAAGCATCTGGGTGGTCATCGGCATCACGTTAGGATTACCCGTCCCAAAGTACGCGGCATGTTGCTGCTCAACCCGCTGAATCAGGT